AGTAATCATATGAATGATGCGTTTAATGATGGTGCCGAAGCTATGACAGCCGATGTATGGAATATATACATGATTAAAGCGGTTTTATCTAATCAAAAGTTATTACAGTTTAAGATCACTAATAACAGCGGTGGGGAATCGGATATAGAAACCGCGTTTATGAGGCTTGTTTAATGCCTTACGAACCCGACCAATATGCAGATGCGTTTAGTTATACAAGAGGCTATGCTGATGCTATATTGGATATGCAAAGCGGGGTTAAGGTTGGGGCAAGAAAACAAGTAATAGGTCAAATCAAAGTAAAACGACCTAAACGTAAGCTGTCAGCATGGAACAAATTTGTAAAAGCTAACAGTAAGAAACCGCGCTTTAGATACCGTAATGGTAAATTAAACCTAAAAAAGATGGCTGTAGCATTCAGAAAATCAAATAAAAGAGGGGGTAGGCGCTGATATGACGCAACTAAGTAAGTTAATAGATACCTTATTCAGAGGTCAACAAGCTATAGAAGCTTACAAAAGACTCAAGGACGATGATGATAGCTGAATTATTCTTTATCGTTGACTTATTGACAAAACGACAACTCATGGATCCGTCTACACCAACAATAAGTCAACCTGATACTAAAACAGTTCCACGACCACGAGGTTTAGGATTATTTGAACCTGGCCAAATAGAAGTTATTACACAACCATTAATTATAGATCCAACTAAAATTGATTACGGTCAATTAAAATGGAAACCAGATTATAAGAAAGGTAAATTTTAGGATGGCATTAGAGTTATTGCCTGACGGGACGTTCAAGAAATTAACTAAGGTTCAAACTGACGCTTTAGACAGATATTACAAAAGAGAAAAAAAAGTTACAAAAGAATTTTCAACCGAAGCGGGGCTTTTGCTTGTCGGTTATGGAGTTCCTACAGTGATGGTCGCAACAATTGCGGCGGCGGCTTTCATATTTAGAGATCAAATTAAAGAAGAAGCATTAACGCGATTAGAAGAAGGGGCTATATTTTCGGGCTTAGGTGTTGCTAAAGTTTTGACATTTATAGCCAGGGCGGCGGCGCCTACAGTCAAAGGCGGGCCCGAACAGGAACCACGAGAACCGGAAATAGGGCCACAAGGTGAAACATTAACACGATGCCAACGTTATGAAGCTGATTATGTAGCTGATAACGAACTACATACTGTTGCTTTTATTGGAACTCCATTGCAAGCACTTGCCCAATTAAATACAATTCAAAAAATGAAAAAAGAAGGCTGTAGTAGACCTTCTATAATTCCACAAGGCCAATGGGATCAAGGATAAGTGGTAATCGACACTTATGTTTTATTGGCATATGCTACCGTTTGGACTGTCTTTTATTGGTTTTTATCGCAATACATAGCCGAACTTAGTAGACAAAAATGGACTACATGGGTTCAAAGTCCCGAAAGTGACGAAGTTCTCTTAGAAGCTTTAGAGGCTGTAGTAGAAGAGATAGAAAACCGAATGCATGATAAACTCCAGGACTTTCAAAATTCTTTTTTTGGTTCTGTTGGTAAAATGACAGCTAAAGCAAAAGAGTTAGATCCAATGACCAATATGCGAAAAGCGGTTAAAAGTGGTGACTGGCCTTCGATGATGATGGAATACATGGCTAACAAGAGTGGTTTAGGGGGGGTTTTAGGGCAAATTAACCCCCAAACAACCCCTAAAGAAGGGGTCGAAGACCCCCAAATAAGGGCAAAACCACCCCTTCCTAAGTCAATTAAGCACGATTTATTCAATAAATAACGTAAATAATGAGTCGTCTTATTATTATTATTAAGTATTTTATTTAAGTATAGTTAGTTACTTATAGGATACCTTACTTATGTAAAGTATGAGTGTCGTAGAGTTTGAGAACAATAGATTAAGACAGAAAAAAATCGAAGTGAAAGCTTTGATAGCATTAATAAAACACGCAAGAGTCTTTGAAGTAAAACAAGACGCCGAAGTAAGACTATGGCAAATGGCCTTTCCTGACAAAGTAGCTGAAAATCTAAAGCGTTTAGAACAAAAACAATTGGGGTTAGAATAATGGGTAAATCAAGACGCGTTTCTTGCGCAAGGTGTAAAGAATTAATATCGGTAGACAAAATGATGTTTGAATGGTGTAAACATTGCTATAAGGCGGGACTATGATTTGTATTAAATGTAATATGGAAGTAGTAAGAAAAGAGGATTATGTGGGTGTTAAATCAGGTTATTTAGTTTTATGTAAAAGGTGTTATAATGGGTAGAAAAAGAGGTGAAATTAAAGAAACTGTCACTATAAGACTGACTCCAAAAGCACGAATATTAGTAAGTGATCTAAAGAAACGCTTTCAGCAAATAGCCGCATTCGGTAGCGGTAGACAGTTTACTAACTCGCAAGTCATAGAACAAGCAATAGGCTACTATTTTAAGTGTAAAAATGCCGATTTTATGACTGATTTTAAAACGTGCGGGGCTTGTGGACAGCCTCGTGATAATCTTAAGTAAGCGAATTTACTACAGCCTTTATGGTCGCAAGACGTAAGGCCCCACGAAGAAGGGCAAAGAAGAGTTTTAACATATCAGCAATAGAAGCAGGAACTGCGCTAAGCTTAATGGCAAGCACGGGGGCAGCTTCAGCATTAGACAACGCAATGCAAGGCAACATTAAAGGGGCAATGCAAACATTAGAGTCAAGTGTAAAAAGTAATAAACAAGTGATCACTGCTACATTAGCAGGGGCATTTATTGCTAAAGCATTAACAAAAGGGTTCGCAAGCGGAACCTTGGCCAAACTCGGCCCAATCCGCATAAAGGCATAATACAATGGCATTCTACCGAACAAGAGAAGGGGCACTAACAGCAGCAGATTCATTTACGGCTTTAGGTAGCCTTTATGGACAATCAACCACAAGTTCTATTCAGATACCAAAACAAGCCACTTCTATAGTTGGCATAATTGCGACAGTATCTACAGATACGGCAACAAATGGGGCAACTACTTTTGCTATGCAACTTAGTGGTGATGGTTTATCACAAGGACAAGAAACATTAACCGTAGGTTCACAAGGTGTTGACGGCACACCCGCAAGTAATGGTATGACTAATCTACCTTTTTCTTTGGATGTCGCAATCCCTGTTGTAGGATCTAATCAGGTTAGCGTAGCTATGGCAATGGACACGGATGTAGGCACCGCAAGTTGCGCGGTCACTTTGGTTTTCGCTTAAGATTAACATGGTACAAAAGCGCGAAGCTTACGCGCCATGGAGTTTAACAAGGAAAGCGGGCGTTGAATCAGCAACGGTTAACGGCGATATAGAAGTCCCACAATTTATACAACCAACATTAGACACGGGTTTTGTAGATGAGAAAGGTGATTGGAAAGGTCGCCAATCAAGCGACGAACAATTCTTTGCATTTGCTAAAGACGAAGCAGTAGCAAACGGCGCTACAATATTAGCACCACAAAGCAGTACAGGTAATCCACCATGGATTTTAGACATGACAGGCTTTAACGATCTACAATTAGCAGTAAGACCGACTAATGGTGGCAACTTTGCGATACAAGCAGTAATGGCGCCCGCGGACTTTGCTTATTCTAATTTAAAAGATGTTAATGCCGCGGCAAGTCTAAGAGGGTTGTTTGTTGAATATTCCTCTGTTAGTAATCATATGAATGATGCGTTTAATGATGGTGCCGAAGCTATGACAGCCGATGTATGGAATATATACATGATTAAAGCGGTTTTATCTAATCAAAAGTTATTACAGTTTAAGATCACTAATAACAGCGGTGGGGAATCGGAT